ATAATTCATCAAGTAAGTCATTTAAGGAGAGAGTAAAAAGCACAAAGGACACCGACCTAATAACCCTTTCGGTGCGCTTTGAAGATTTGTAAACCGCAAAAAACGCGAGGGTTTTAACCGCCGCGTTCATCGTCATCCAGAACGTTGTTGCCGCCTCGTCGCTTAAAAAAAACCAATTATAATGGATGTACGCGCTGAATCCAAAAGAACCAACGAGGTACACCAACAATATGATGATGAGCGACTGCTTCATTGTTTATTTTCTCACAATGTTTCGAGGTCTTGCGCCCACAAGATTACGCGCAATAGTACCATTGGCGTCTGTTACAACGTTGGATTGTGAGGTGCTTATGCGATCATCTGATATAACCACATACTCAACAGGCGTGCCTTTCACTTCTACTCCGCTTGAGTGTTTAAACGGCGCGGTAAGTGGTGACGCGGGATTGAGCTCGACAAACTCCGCTGGGTTGCCTTCAAGGATTACGAGTGTATCACCTTTTTTTAGGTTCATCTTTTTGTAATTGTTGGTTAATATATTGCTCTACCTTTCTTAGGTAAACTTCTTTTTCTTTTTTTGTTGTGCGTTTCTTTGCCATTTACTATGGGTAATAACGTCGGTACAACTCTGGGAAGTCAAGCGCGTGACGTGACCTCAATAGCGGGTTACTCATCGCTGTATTCCCGCTGCTAAAATACATACCGTTTTCTGAATACACTTGTTTTTTTGGTGAAATTTCATTATCGGTATTCGTGTTGTATTCTGGAACGCTTGCGTTATTGTGACACAACCAATCTACCATGCGTTTGGTGTACATCTGAGCGTTGTTCATGGCGTTATCCTTTACCGCTTTAAACTCAGATTGCGAGGCGGTGGTAAAGTCTTCCCCTTGACGAATGGTTAGCCCGCCGTTATCCATCTTGACAACGAGTGATGGGATTAACTCCATCACTGTCCACCACACGAGAGCCTTCTGAAGGTAGTCGTAAAAGAGTGTTTCATACGCGCCCGTTAAGGTGTCGTTTTGCACCCGTGTTTTCAAGGCGTTGAGTAGGTCGCTTCCTAAGTACGCTTCCGCATATTTGTCCTGAGCAAGCACGGTAGCCCCTTGGATGAGTGTTTGGTCGACCTGCTCAGTCAGCGGGGTGTATTTGTAAAGGTCAGCGGGGGTTATGAATAATACTTCTGCCATGATCTTATGGGTTTTTTAGTGAGCCTCTGGTGGGCGTGTTTATGGGGGCAATACCTTCCACTCCTTTTTGTGGAACGAATGGAACGTTACCGACTCGCTTGTCATTCTTTAATCCATCGTTAGGAAGGAAACGCCCTTTTTCTGTCTTTCTAAAATAGATTTGACGCTTCCAGAAGTGGTGACAATACACGCCGCCTTTCCAAGCGAAGATATCGTAGGTGCTTGAGCCTTGCGGCGCGAATTGCCCGTTCACTCCATCGTCGCCCATCATCTTGATATCCTCATACCTAAACACTTTGTTTTGTTGTGACAACTCTACCATTCGCTTGCAAAATTCTCTACTACCTTCGGAAAGGTTTTGAGAGTATGCATAGCGCAGCTTATACAATCCCGTGTCACCCCATTTGCTTTTTTCATCGCCCTTGGCGTAACCGGTAAGGGATAGTTGAACGCTTTGTTTTTCCATCCATGCGCTTAACGCTTTCTCCTCATCCTCGTGGGTGTCATGCGCGGGTTGGTCGTCGACTAACTCCCATTCGTCCGCGTCGATTTCGTCGGCGCACTTTTCCATCTTTTCGATTAACTCCTTTTCAAGTTCGGGCGTTAGTTTGTCACCTTCCTTTGAGCAGCATACATGATGAAGTTCAACAGGTGGCGTTTGCGCTTGTGGCACCTCGTCAGTAATTTCAATTACGGGTTTTACCCCTGTTTCCGCATAAACCAAGTCCTCAAGCACATCGGTTATCATCTTGCGGTATGGTTTAACCACCTTATCCATGTACACCGCCATTGATTCAGTCAATTCGTTGGCGTTATTTCCAAGGCCGCTGCTATCACGGATACCAAACATAAGCGGGGAGGTAACACGGTGTCCGACAAATACCATTTCCTTTGCCGTTTCTTGGACAAGGTCGTACTGCTTATCCGCATCGGTAAGTGGGAAGGTTTCAAAGGTGGCTTTCGTGTCTGGATTATCATTGAATAACACCACCATTTTACCCGCGTTACGCGCCCCACTCAGGTTGCGTTCCATGTTTCTAACCACCTCACCCGCCTTCTCAGGGTCAGGTTGGCCGTTGTTGAATTGCGCGATGATGGATGGAAAGAAGCCGTTAAGAATGTTGTTCAAATGAAACACCCCTATCTGCTGCGCTATCTCAATGTAGTGTAGTGCGCCGAAATAGTCAGGGCGGGGGTAGTAGTTGCTTCCCACCGATTGTTTGAAATTGTAAACAACGTAGCGCGTAGGGGTAATGTCGTCGGGTGAGGTTGGTAGCCCTTTGAAAAGTGGAATGAAATAAGGCTTATTCTTTTTTTTGCGCTTGTCGTTCCAATCCTTCGAGTACCATACGCCCGTGATTTTATCGGTGTCCTCGTCGTATGCTACGCGAACATTCTCAAAAGGTAAATGATTGACTTGTGCAATGCCTTTGAAATCCCTTGTTGGGATCACTTCCAAATATTCACCCCCTTGAATCTTCACATCTGAGGCGATGGAAAGTATTTGCTTCTCACACTTCCAACGTTCAAGTAAAGCCATTGTTTTGGGGTCAGACTTGAAACCTTTCCCCGCGATCATCTCGGCGGTGCCAACACAAATAGCGTTATGAATAGGGCTATTTTGGAATAACTCTATTAGATAATTGGGGTAGTTGTTATCCAGCCCGTAATCCACCCATCCCGCTTTATTTTCAAGTTCTTCACTCGATACACTTTCATATCGCGCGAGTTGCACATTGAAGGCGTTAGCGTGCTGGCGGGTAGATGACGTCGTTTGTAGTGTCTGTATTTGTGAGGTAGTATTCTCCATTGTCTGAAATCATTATGTTTCCCCGTTCCACAACACCAACAACGGCGGCGTTTTCGGGGTCAAGGTTTGATGCGCTATTTTGTCCGTACACGGTGTAGCGGTAAAGATATGGTCCGCCCGTTTCGGGGTAATCCAAACCGACCGTTGTAAGTGTAACCTCGGTATTGCGGGTGTTTTCGTAGTTCACCACAAGCACCTGAGCAAGTTTATTCTCGGTTGTCGCCCCCGTATTTTCCTGCTCAATCACCATAAGGTAGTGAGTGAACGCGGTTGCGTAGTAACTACGCCCCTCCGCTAACGTCAGGTTGAGCGTCTGGTTTGCTTGGTTTGGGAGTAGGTACTTCATTTGTTACAACGTTTGGTACAAGTTTGTGAATGGCTTTCAGTTGCTTCTGAGATAAGCCCATTAGGTTTACCTCTTTGCCGCCAATCATCACTATATCTTTTTGCGCTTTATACATGATTCAAAGTTATTAAAAAAAAGGGCGCGAACGCCCTCTTTTTATTTGCTTTTGCTTTCGCTTAGTCGTTGATTACGGTTGCGCTCACGGTAATGTCCGCAAAGTTGTCGAATGGTACCGCTGTGAACGCTTCAAGTTCTGGCGCAGGTGCAGGTTCTTCGGCTGTCAACGCAAGGGTGTAACCGTTAAAGTCACCCATTTCAGTACCCGTTGCACCGCTGCGAGCAGATAGCCACGCGCCATACTGACGTCCTACCATCCAGATAGCATCGTTACGATCTTGCACAAATACTACCACGCGGTTTTTCGCAAGGCGGTCAAGTTCAAGCTGCTTTGCTTGAGAAAGTTTCTTGAGTTGAACGTTTACGGTCTGGGTGTACATTAGTGAGCCGTTTTGCTCGTTGGTGATGGTTTCTTCAAAGTTGTTGGTCAACTTAGAAATTGCAGTGTACTTGTACAAGGTCGCCTCTGGAAGCCCATCCACTTTTTTAGTGGTGTTATCCAAGGTTACGCCCGTTTCAAAGTCTGAAAGTTGTTGAATGTACAAGGCTTTTATACCTCCGATTTTATCGTTACATTCAAATGATATACCTGTTGTTAATTCGCAAGCCATGATATTTTTTGTATTTAAAGAAAAAAGGGCGGGCAGTAGTTGCCGCCCTTTTTATCTCTGGTTAGTTGTTGTTATTCTGAGAACTTGTAGAACACGATTTCGTTTCCAAAGCCGTACTGAACCGCCGCGAAGAATTGAGCCTTGAAGCGCACGTTGTCGCTAAGGTCACTTTCTTCCATATCCTTCACTTGGATACGGTTCCAATCGTTCAAAAGGTTAGTACCGAACCACAAGTTAGAAGGTTGTGCAAACACAATAGTATCATCACTCATACCCGGACAAACAACCATTTGGTACAAGCCTATCCATGTTTGACTCACGGCGTTACCGCTTTGATAATAGAACCCGTTACCCAATGATGCTTGCTTGTTGATATACGCTTCCATTGCCTTGTTAGACAAGTAAAGTACAGGCTTTTCAGTTGAGCGTTTTACCGCCGTTGGCATAAGCCCTACAATCTCCTCAATTTTTTCAAGGATATTTGTAGTGGTTAATGCTTCGTCAGATGATGCGTCGATAACGGTAGCGTCAGCTGCAAACAAGGTTTCAAAACCTGCGTATTCGCCTGTGGTAGCGTTTACACCCTGCCAAATAACCGTTTCGTTTTTAGCCGCAATGCCAGCGAGCATATTGTCGATGATGTTCTCAACGAGTGCAGGCTCAAGGCGTCCGTTCTGTGCGTCATTAGCCGCCCAGTCTGTCAAGAAATCTTTCTTACAAAGTTCGCGGTGTACTTGGAATTTCTCCAATGTCAAGATGCGCTCAGTGATAGTAACCGTTCCTGTTGCTGTGAAATCACAAGTTGGAGCGGCGAAGGTAATATCATCCACAAGACGCTTAACGATTTGCTTGTAGTCGATGTTTTCCTTTACGGTAATGTGTTGCAAAGTTTCGTTCGCTACGAACGCTTTGCGGATGTACTCCCCCGCGTATTTACCCGCGTAGGTTGTAGTTAATGATGTTACTGTTGCCATTGTTTTATTGGTCGATTTTTAGATTACTGATTTTGTGATTTGATACGCTCCAAGTAAGTCATTTGTGAGAATGATTTTTTTGGTGCTTCGGTTTCCTTTTCTTTTGAAAGATTTACTTTCTCATCCTTCACGGACTTGCCAGCAGGAAGTTTAGAAAGTTTCAACACTTCCGCCTTGCTTGCTTCGAGTTGCGCCTTAACGCTTGCGAGTTCGGTCTTAGCCGTTTCCGCTTCGGTCTTAGCCGCCGCGAGTTCCGCCGTTTGCGCGGTGTTAGCCGACTCAAGCGCAGAAATACGCTCAGAGAGTTGCGCGAGAACGTCGGAAAGTTCCTGCTCCTCTTTGCCCGCTTCAACAGGTTTGATCTCTGTAATGCGTCCTTCAGACACGATTACAATAGTGCCATCCTCAAGGGTGTGTTCACCATCTGGAGCGGGTGTAGGCTCAGCACCTTCAACCACTACATACAACTCACTACCCACGGCGAAGGCATCATCTGGAGTGGCTACCATTGTGCCATCCATCAACTTGCCTTCTGCGCTGAGTTTAACACTTTCTACTGAAAGTGCCACCTTCTCAATGCGTGAAAGCAAGTCTTTTGCTTTTTGTAAAATAGATG